AGAAGAAACTTTAACGAGTTAGAAGATGGGGCAATCACGATTCGGACTGACAATAGAAATAGACCTTACAAGTTCATTCGCACAGCCAAGGCAAAGTGGAAAGCATTACACGTACACCTTTGGGAGCAACAATACGGACCAATCCCACCGGGGAATGTGATCATCTTTAAAAACTTTGATACTTTAAACTGCGAGCTTTCAAATCTTGAAATGATTACTAAGTCCGAGAATATGCTGCGCAATTCAATTCACAATTATCCTGAAGATATAAAGGAAGCAATTTACACATTACGAAAACTAAAAACAAAAATCAATGGCAAGGAACAAAATACAAGACCTACGCAATCATCTCTTTGAGGCAATAGAATGCCTGATGGATCCCGATGAAAATCACATGACTATTGAAAAAGCCAAGGCAATTGCAGACTTGGGGCAGACAATTATCAATTCTGCAAAGTTAGAAATTGACTTTATAAAGGTGCGAGATCGAAGTGATGGACACTATTCGATACCTGCCTTTATGGAGGATATGGACCAAAAAAAGCTGACAGATTAACAAATTCCCTCACAGAAATGTGGGGGTTTTTTGTAAAGTGCTGATTATCAAAGTAAAAAAATTTACATTAAAATGTTGTTAGTGTGTATGTAGTGTGTATATTTGCATATATAATTAAACAATTAAAAAAAGCGACACCATGACAACATTCAAAAAAATAAGATTAGAAATTGCAAGAGGTAACGGATACGGACAATACATTGTGATTGCCGAGTACAAAGGCAAATTAATCCATGCCCATACTACGGATTCAGAAATATTTGATTGGCTTAATGATGATTCAGACAAATCAAAGCATCAGGAAGCCAAAAGAAATGCCTATACACTAATTTTTAATTCCTACTATAATCTATAATTCTATGCAAATTCCAACCTACAATGAGTTACTCTTCGCCTTGGAGATTCTCACCATCCCATTAATTGTATCAATAGTTCATTATTTATTAACCTTTAAAAAAAGCGACACCAATGGAAAAAACTAAATTAGAAACCGCAGTGGCAAACTTCCAAGAAACTTTGGAATCCTATGCCATCACCCTGCCACTTGATTCAATGACAAGGATAGTCTTGATGGGCATAATTGAAAGTGATATGTACATTGAAATGAAAAAAGCAAATGGCAAATAGAATTAGAAAAAATGTAATGCTTCATCCCGATATGATTGAGGTAGGCAAAAAAAAGGCAGATAAAAAAGGACTGTCATTCTCCAGGTATCTTGAACACTTAATTAGAATCAGCAAATGACAAAGATAGAAATTGTAAAAAAGGCCGCCAAGTCAAATGGGATTGGGCGGCACAAAGTAAGCAGACAAGCACTGCAATTATCCGCAAGGACAATATTACTTTTTGAATCCCATCCTCACTTGTTGGATGAGTACGAAATAGAATTGCCACACCAAGACAACACGTCATTCACAATGGACAAGATGGATGTCGATGGATGGAAGAAATTATTTGCTAATCCTTGCCAATCTCAAATCCGATGAAAAACCCGATAAAAGACATGACCGAATCACTAAAGACCTGCAAAGATATTTATCTTGCAAACTTCCTAATTGAAACCATCCAAATGATTGAGGATGCTGTGAAGCATCAACACTATGTGGATTATACAGATAGAAAAGATATGCAGCAATTTCTTAAAAGAGTTCCATTTTTTAAAGATGCAGAAACCCTTTATGCCAGTGACAAACAGCTAAAAGAATGGTGCGAGCTTGCAATGCCTGAACATTGTTTGAAAATGTTTGAACATAAACACAAGCATGATGAGGAAAGGAGTATGGGCCTTGAATAAGTTACAGCTCTTGCAATTGCTTGCTGATATCATGTATGCCAATAGGCAAGCCAAACCCGATCATGAGGTAAAAAAAGTCATTCACTTGTATGCTGACTTCTATCAGATAGACATCAGCGACATCAATGACATTGTGAATGAAAAATATTTAGAAGAAAATTGTTTGCGAATCAAAAAATAGTTATATTTGCATCACTGCGACACCATGAAATTAAACCAATATATATTAGCCCCCAATAGGGATTCAGAAAGGAAAGGTGTCGCAGCTTATATCCGAGTAAGTTTCTTTGTTTGGGGCTTCCCTTTATACATAAAAAAATGAAAACAAGCGACACCATTGGAGAGATAGCGAAAGCCCTCCATAAATTCCACAGCGAAGTGGGAAAAATCAAGAAAGGCAGTAACAATCCTTTTTTTAAATCTAAATATGCGGCTTTGCCTGATATCTTGGATGCCATCAGTGAGCCATTGAGCAGTGCTGAATTGGTAATTGTGCAATTTCCTTGCGACAATTGGGGCCTTACCACCCGACTTCTTCATGTTTCAGGTGAATTTTTTGAGGAAACTTACCACATGACACCAGTGAAGCAGACACCGCAGGATGCAGGCAGCGTAATTACCTATCAACGCAGGTATGCCATTGGAGCAATACTTAACTTGAACATTGATGAGGATGATGATGGAAACAAGGCATCTACACCATCCAAGGCAGCGACATTGCTTCCATTGGTAATTGGCTCGGAAGAGTTTTCAAAATGCAAACAGGCCCTTTTAAATGGCTACACAATAGGAAAAATCAAATCAAAATACTCAATGACCGCAGAGGTCGAAAAATCACTTCTAAATGGATAAGATATTTAAAATACGATGTTCCCAAATTGGGAAAATAATGAGTAATGCAAGAAAAGCAGGTGAGCTATCAGCCACCTGCATTTCTTACCTCAAAGATTGGTACACTGGTGAGCATGAAGATATATTCTCCAAGTACATGGATAAAGGTAATTCAGTGGAGAATGAGCTGATTGACTTCATGGCAGAGGTGATGGGCTATGGCCTTGCTGAAAAGAATGAAGTATATATGGAAGATTCATACATCACTGGCACTGCTGATGTGGTGATGCCCAAGTTGATAGTTGATGTCAAGGCCCCTTGGTCAAAGAAAACATTGCAAGATTCATCCCTTGAATTGAACATGGATTACTATTGGCAAGGGCAAGGATATATGCACTTATATGGTAAGGATGAATTTATCCTCTTCTATGGCCTAATGGATACACCAGGACACTGCAATTATGGCAACGAGGTAATCTATTCAACCATGCCAATGGATGATCGTTGGTCCGCCTTTCGCATTAAAAGAAATGATGAGGATATCAAGTCTATCATTGAGAAAGTGGACAAGTGCCGAGAGTGGCTCAATGAATACGATGTGAAACTTTTCAAGACAATTGGAAAAGTACAAACCTACCCCACTATCTGACAGGACAAGTGCCTGTGATGGATGCCCCACAGAATCCGTCTATTAAAGAAAAACGGAGGATGTGGGGCTTTAGGGGGTGACGCATAACGTAAAAGCATTGGCGATGTTGGGGATTAAAAAGTACAAAAGCTCAAATAAAAACAAATGATAGTAGAAAGCACAGAAGTCCAAATTAAGCACGGAAGCCCCAATATTGCTAATGCAGTGTTAGGTGCAGTTCCTGTTCACAAATTTCCTTACAATTGGAATTTAAAAGATGCCAACTTTACAAAAGATAAAGGCAAAGTATTTAGTTGTTTTGCGTGTGGTGGTGGTTCAACAATGGGTTATAAATTAGCTGGCTTTGATGTTATTGGATGCAATGAGATTGATCCTAAAATGATTGAAGCATATAAAACAAATCACAATCCAAAATATGCTTTTTTAGAGCCAATACAAACCTTTAAATTAAGAACTGATTTACCTGATGAATTGTATAATCTGGACATTTTAGATGGTTCACCGCCTTGTAGTTCGTTTTCAATGGCAGGAAATAGGAAAAAAGATTGGGGCAAAGAAAAGGTATTTCGTGAAGGACAATCTGAACAAGTTCTTGATACATTGTTTTTTGATTTTATTGATCTTGCAAAAAAATTGCAGCCAAAAATTGTTGTTGCTGAAAATGTTGCTGGAATGATGATGGGAGAAGCTAAAGAATATGTGAAAAAAGTTTATGTTGAATTTCAAAACGCTGGTTACCAATTACGAATTGAACCGTATTTGTTGGATGCTTCAACAATGGGAGTTCCGCAAAAAAGAAGAAGGGTGTTTTTTGTAGCATTAAGAAATGATCTTGCTGGACAATTTATGGAACAGGTTGATATGTTTCAAGTTGCTCCAAAATTACAATTGAATTTTAATGAACCGGAAATTGTTTTTGGAAAAGTTAGGAGCGAATATGGAAAAGATTATTCAAAAACCGAAAGGGGTAAATTAATATTAAACGCAATTGAAAGTGACAAATCCATTTCAGATATTAATATGAGAATAAATAATATAAATTCAGGATTTAATTCTATGATTTTACACGATGAAGAAGTGCGTGGAACAATTACAGCTGGGGAAAAAGATTGGCGATTTTATGATAAAATGGGTTGTTCCGATTTGGATTATCAACTTTGTGGTAGTTATCCAAAAGACTATAATTTTATGACACAATCAAAAGAAGGGCCGAAATATATGATTGGGATGTCAGTCCCGCCAGTAATGATTGCACAAATAGCAACCGAAATTTATAATCAATGGCTGTCGAAGTTGTAGAGTCGCTCTTTGGAATTGCCCCTAACGAATCGCTATACGCCATGACACGCACATATCTAAATTAAAGAA